GGAGACCCGCTACACGGCGATTGAGGCCGAGTTGAAGACGGTCACGGCCGGCATCGACAACGAGATGGCCAACGTCAATCGCCGTCTCTCGCTCGACGCGATCCGCACTGCGGCGCCGACCGCGCCGGCGGCCCAGCGTCAGTCCGCGCCGCAGCTCGACGCGCGCCGCAATCCCCCTAGTGCCTATGAGGTGCGCGATCTCAACCCGGTGCTGACGGGCGGCTTCGACAACCTCGCTCAGATGGCGGTCGCGGTGCGCGACGCCTGCGTTCCCGGCGGCCAGGTCGATTCGCGCCTGCTGCCACTCAGCGTGCGTCCAGGTGCCGCGCCGACCGGCTACATGGAAGGTGGTGGTTCGTCGGGCGAAGGCTTCAACCTGCCGGTCCAATACCGCGAGGAAATCTGGCAGTTGGTGTTCGATCTCGACGACATCTTCACCACGACGGATCTCGAACCGACTTCGGCCCGTCAGGTCGACGTGACCAAGGACGAGACCACGCCGTGGGGCGCGACCGGCGTCCAGGCCTACTGGCGTTCGGAAGCCGGCCAGATGACCGCCTCCAAGATGGCGACCAAGGGCGAGTCGATGGCGCTGCATGAGCTTTATGCCTTCGTGCTTGCGGCTGAGGAACTTCTGGAGGACGCGCCGCGGCTCGCCAATCGCCTTTCGGTCAAGGCCGCGCAGGCGATCAACTGGAAAATCAACGACGCCGTGGTCTACGGCGCCGGTGCCGGCAAGCCAAAGGGATGGTTCGTGTCGGATGCCTTGGTCTCGATTGCCAAGGAAGCGGCCCAGGCCGCGGACACCATCGTTGCGCAGAACGTGCTCAAGATGTTCGCGCGGCTCCTGGTGGCGCCGGGAGATACGCCGTATTGGCTCGCCAACCGCGACACCGTTCCGCAACTCGCGGTGATGACGATCGGCGACCAGCCGGTATGGATGCCGCCGAACGGGCTGATCGCTGCTCCCGGCGGCCTGCTGCTCGGCTATCCGGTGCGGTTTTCCGAACACGGCAAGACGCTCGGCGACAAGGGCGACATCCAACTCGTGTCGCCCAAGGGCTACTACGCGGCGCGGCGGACCGATGGCGTGCAGTTTGCGTCCTCGATCCACCTGTACTTCGATTACAACATCCAGGCGTTCCGATGGACCTTCCGGTTCGGCGGCCAGCCGCATCTGTCGGCGCCGGTGTCGCCGGCCAATGGCAGCAACACCAAGTCGCACTTCGTCACGCTCGACGCCCGCGCCTGATCGGTGTGTGCACCCTAAGTGAACCCCCGGCTGTTGTGACGGCCGGGGTGTTCGCCGCGTAGCCCATCCACAATCGCTTCTCTCAAGACAGGAGCTCAGACATGAGCAAGGTTCTTCGTCCATCGGATCGCGCGGCCGTGGTCGCCACGATCGATCCAGACGTTCTCACCGCGACCACGCACGACAGCGATTGGGTCGACATGAGCAAGTTCGAGCGCATCATGGCGATTCCGATGCTCGGTACGTTCGGAGAAGGTGCCGAATTCGACGCCAAGCTGCAACAGGCGACCGATTCCAGCGGCACCGACGCCAAGGACATCACCGGCAAGGCCATCACGCAATGGAGTGAGGATGTTTCGCCGGTGTCGGAAGACAAACAGGCGGTCATCAACTGCCGGGCCGACGAACTCGACGTGACCAACGGCTTCACGCATGCGAGGCTGCGGATCACGGTCGCCGCCGCGTCGTGCGACGGCGGCGCCGTGGTGCTCGGCTTCGATCCGCGTCAAGGCCCGGCATCCGACAACGATCTGGCCAGCGTCGCCGAGATCGTGGCGTGATGAATCTCGACTCGTTCTACGGCCGTAGGATCAAGCGCCGGACGGGAGACGATCCCGCCCGGCGCATGGAAGGTGTCCGTGTGTCCGGCACGATCATGGATGAAATCCATGAGGTGTTGCCGGCGCCGGCACTGGCGATTCCGGAGATCGAGCAACGCGCCGTTCCGGCGGCGCCGCGCACCCGCCGCGGCGTGCGACGACCGAAGCCGCGGGCCTGATCCGATGGCGGGGTTAGATCTCGTCACTGCGCCAGTTTCGGAGCCAGTCACCGTTGCACAAGCCAAGGCGCGGCTCAATATCGATTTTGGCGATCACGACACCATCATCGGTGACATGATCACCGAATCGCGATCGGCGGTCGAAGGCTTTCTCAAGCAATCGCTGCTTTATACGGTGTGGAAACACCGCATCGACGGTTATTTTCCGCGCGAGATTAGGCTGCCGGTTGGGCCGTTGCGGACTGCCACGGGACTTTCGATCGAATATGTCGACGATGCCGGCGCGACGCAGACCTTGGCCACGACGGAATATCAAGTCTCGCTCGGTTCAACCGGGATCATCCGGCCGGCTTACGGCAAGACATGGCCGACCGTGCGCTCGATCATGGATGTGGTCTCGGTGACGTTCAAGTCCGGCGAGGCTTTGGCGGCCGATCTTCGTCCGGCGATTCTCGGCGCGCTCTATCTGGAAATAGGTAACCGTTATGCGAACCGCGAGAGCATCGTTATCGGCACCACCACCTCAGAATTATCGTCGTTGTCGGCGCGCAATCTCTTGACGCCGTTCGTGCGCCACGACTGATGAACGCGCCCGCTGCGGTCAAGCCGGCATGGTTTCCGGATTGGAGCGGAGATGCCTGCGCGCTGATCGGGTCCGGACCTTCGGCGCGAAAGGAAGACATCGATCGGCTTCGCTGGCGATGCCGCGCACTGGTGATCAACACGACATACCAACTCGCACCATGGGCCGATGTGCTCTATGCCTGCGATGGCAAATGGTGGGACTGGCACAAGGGAGCGGTGGAGTTCAAGGGACTGCGCGTCACCTGGGACGGGCCCGCTGCGAAGCGCTATGGACTGCATCGCATCGATCTGGTGTTAGACGGCAAGGATGAGAATGTTCTAAGCCGCACGCCGGGATTGCTCGCTCGAGGCAGCAACTCGGCCTATCAGGCGCTTAACCTGGCGCTGCAATTCGGGGCGCGCCGCATCGCGTTGCTGGGTGTGGACTTCTACGGACAGCGCTGGCACGGCGCGCATCTGAACGGCCGCGCCGGTCAGTCGCAGAAAACCCTGGCGCGATGGCGCGATATCTTCGACGCCGCAGCCCCCACCATCGGTACATTCGCCGCCGAGGTCGTCAATCTCTCCGCGGAAAGCACGCTGACCGCCTATCCGAAAATGAGTGTCGACGAGATGCTGGCACGCTGGGGGTTGTGAGTGAGCATCACGGGAAAACTCTGGGGCACGACGGAATGCGTGATTCGGACGCCGCTGTTCGAGAAGCACAGGCTTGTCATCAATCCCCGGCATCGCTGTTCGCTGCATCGGCATCGCTGTAAGTGGAATTCGTTCACGGTGATCTCGGGGCGGTTGTTTATCGATGTGGTGAAGAAGGGCGGCGCACAACAGCCCGTGATCGATACAACCGAGCTTGGGCCGGGCGATTCCACGACGGTCGCCCCCGGCGAATTTCATCGCTTCCGCACTGGCGGGGAACGCTGCATCGCGACCGAGGAATACTATCCGGAGACGCTCTCCGAGGACATCGAGCGGCAGGATCAGGGTGGCCCGATCCCGGACGGCGAGTGAGATGAAGTCGATCCGAGGCGGTCGCGGGCTCGGCGATGCGATCTATGTAGCGGGCGTGGTGCGGCATCTGCTTGCGCGCGGCGAGGCGCTGGACATCTGCACCGACTTTCCGGACGTGTACCGGCAGATGCAAGGGCGTCTCCGGTTCTCTGCCTACCGCAGAAGGCCGGCCGACATCGTCGCTCACTATACGACCCGGCGGCATATGCCTGGTTCATCGCAGTTCGACGACTGCTGCGTGACCGCAGGTCTACCGCACGGACTTGAATTCAGGCTCGACTGGAAGCCGGTGAACCTGGATTTGTTGGAACGGCTGAAGAGTACCGGAAAGCCGATCATCGCGGTGCAGATGCCGCGCGCGCCGTTCGGGCGCGACGACGGTTACGGTGTGGAGTTTCTGCCGGACGTTTACACCATTCAGCGCGCGATCGATGTGCTGCGCGGCCGCGCCTTCGTGGTCCAGATCGGGCAGGGCAAGCCGGAACGGTTCGATGGGCAAAGGCTGATGCCGTTTGAGGGTTACCACGGCATCGATCTTGATCTCGCCAACCGGACGTCAGTCTGCGACGTGATGGACATCGGCTTCGCGGCACACGGCTTCCTCGGCCAGTGCAGCTTCATCATTCCGCTGGCGGAGTGCTTTGCAAAGCCGGTGTTGCTGGTGTGGTCACGGCGCGGGCTCAAGTCGTCGCACGAGGTGGTGCGGCAGATGACGCCACAGAAGATATTGCACAGGCCGACGTCGCGGGCGGTGATCGACGACTGTTCCGATCAAGAGTTGAGGGTATCCATCAATGCGCTTTGTGAGCAGGTCGGAAGTGCTCTCGCGGCTTGAGGGCAAGAGCATCGCGGTCGTGGGGTCTGGGCCGGGGGCACTCGGCAACGCGCCCAGCTTCGTCGATGGGCACGACGTCGTGGTGCGAGTGAATAACTACAAGTTGTCGCCGGCGGCCGGCTTCCGTTGCGACGTTTACTTTGCCTTCTTCGGCACGAGCATCAGGAAATCGCGCGACGAGCTGATCCGCGACGGCGTCAAGCTCTGCATCGCCAAGCTGCCGAATGCGGATGTGTCACAGAAGTCGCCCGAGAATGTGCAGCCGCTCGATGCGGCGTGGCACCAGCGCAACGGTAAGATGATCGGGCTCGATTACAGGCCACACTACGCGCGCCGCCTGCAGGCGGGTTTCTGGTTCTGCAACACCTGTGTCCCAACGGTCGCCGAGTTCATGGTGGGATTCAATCTGCTGGGTCAGCGTATGCCAAGTACGGGCTTTGCCGCGATCCTGGACGTGTTCGCCGCGAAGCCTGCGCGGGTGCATCTGACCGGATTCGATTTCTTTGCGTCTGGGTTGCACAACGTCGACGAGCCATGGAAGCACAAGAATCACGACGATCCGTACCGGCACGCGCCTGAGCGCGAGCGAGGGTGGCTCGCGGCGAACATTGCGCGCCAGGCGTTCGAGGTCTCGACCGACGAGGTGCTCGCGCGAGCGTTGTCTCTGCATCGCGCTGACAACACGGCTGCCGCGTGAGCGAACTGACTAACGAAAAAATCTTCTACGAGCGCTTTTTCGCATTACACCACGATGCCCAACTCATCGAGGTGGTGAAGGCCTTCGGCATCGGCGTGTTTCGCCGGTCATCGGTGTTGGAAGGCTTTGCAACGTTTCTCGATGAGACAAATTTTCGCGGCGAGCGTTGCGTCGAGATCGGCACGTGCAACGGACTCACCGCCGTGGTGCTGGCGCGGCACTTTGACGAAGTGGTGACGATCGACGTGGTGCCGAGTGACGTGAAGCGCGGCATTGCCAAACACTTGGGCGTCAAGAACATCCGCTTCGTCGACGTCAGGGACAACGCCGAGAAGGCGGCTGCGATCGAAATGCTGCACTTCGACGGCGCCTATGTCGACGGCGATCACGCGCACGACACCGAGGCCGACTTCGCGCTGGTCAAACACGCCGGCCGCGTCCTGTTCCATGAATACTGGCCGGCGCAGCCGGCGGTCGTTGCCCTGGTTGAGAGGTTGCGTTTGCAGGGCCGTGTCGTCACTCAGGGAAAGCTGGCGCTGTGGATGATCTGATCTTCCAATACAAGGGTGTCGTTT